GTCGCGTGTGGCGATGGCCGCATCAAGTCCGCTGCCTGCTGTGGCGGCGTTGATGTTCTTGATCGTTTGCTGGCGTTGCTCTTCGGCGCTGTAGAAGTTGGTGTAGTACGTGCCAAGGTTGGTTTGCAACTTATCAAGGCCGCCGCTGGCCGCGATAAGTCCCTGCGTGGCCGCATAGCTCAATGTTGCCAGTTGCTGAAAGTGGTCAGGCATCAGCATCAAGGCGTCGTTGAATTGCTTGAGCGCCGTGGCAGCGTTTAGGCTGTCTGTGATCTGTTGTTGCGTGGCGCTGCTGGCAGTGATGCCGTCAAATACACCGCTGAGATACTTGGGCAATTCGCTGGCTTGCAATGCGGTCATCAATGCACGGCTGGCAGCGAGCGACAGTCCGTCTTTGTCTGCGCTGCTGATTTCGCCGCTTGAGTACGAGCCTTTTCCAAAGTTAGCGCCAATAACGGTGTTTGAATTTTCGCCTTGCTTGCCAGTGTTGCTGCCCACCTCAAATGCGCCTGCAATGGCCTTGACGCCAAGCACTTTAGCGGTGTCGAAGTAGCTCTTTGCGAGTGCTGTCGTGCTGGCAGTCATTGCGGCTTGTTGTGCAGCGTCACCCGTCAAGCTATAGGCATCACCGCCCACACCGGCTGCGGTGTAGTCGATGCGTGCACGGCCTGAGTCACTGGATGATTTGGTTTTGTTGCCAGTCAGCAGTTCATATCCAATGACGGCGGCGGCGATATAGGGAGCGGCTGCGCCAATGTTTGATGCGATGCCAGTGCCTAATGCACCACCACCAGCAAACGACCCTATAGTAGTCGCATTGGCAAAGGTTGATCCTGTCATGGTTGCCATAGCTGACGCCCCAAAGGATTCACCGAGTGCTGTCATCCCGGCTGCGCTGAATATGGCGCTGTTGCCAAAACTTCCAGCAGCAGAGCCCAGCATAGATGATCCTGCGGATTGAACCGCGCCAGATACGCTTTGTGCGATGGGGGACATAAACGCGCTGACCATAGGTCGCAGCACCATGTTTTTGAACATACCGACAACTGCATCCCGCAGATTGACAAACAGGCTTTTCGCGCTGTCAATGCTGTTCATGAAGGCATCGGTGAGCGTGTCACGGATGGTGTCAGCAGTTTTCATCCACTCGTCTTGAACCATCTTTCGGTCAGCTGTGGCAAACTTCTTTGAAGCGATCAGGCGAGCTTGTGCGATCTGGTCGTCTTTTTCAGTCTGATCAACACCGCTTGTGTCTTGAATGCGCTTGATTTCCTTGTTCAGTTCAAGCTCAACCTTGCGTTGCTCTATGGAACGTGCGCGTTGCTCTGTGTTCAGACCGATCAGCGTTGTTTCAAATGCTAAGTCGTCAGCTGCGAGTTTCGCGCTATCACCGTAGTCTGTGACGATCTTCTCAATCTCGCGTAGCTTGGTGGCGTGTTCAGACAAAGACTTGTCTTCCAGCTTCATGTACTTGATGGCTTCTTCAGCGGCCTTGGTTGCGCCTTGGCGCTGCTCTACGGCAACAGCCTTGGCAGTTGCTTCAGTAAGTTGCTTTTTAAGCGCTACGGACTGCGTTTCCGTGATGTTCTTTTGGCGTAGCGCCTTGTCTATGGCGTCGATCTGTTCGCGCTCAAACTTGATGGACTCGGCTGTCTTGTTATGCGTTTCAAGGAAGTCGTTTGAGCTTGCGGTTGCGCGGGCAATGGTTGCGCGAAGGGTATAGTAGGCATCACTTTTGGCTTTGATTTTTGGTACACCGGCATCTTCTGGCTTGAATGTCTTTGCAAGACCGGCAAGACGCGCACCATAGTTAACAATATCCTGCTCAGTCTTGTTGCTGTTGGAAAAGTCCGTATCAGCCTTGGCTACTTCGCGCTTGAGCTTGACTGAGTTCAACGCATATTTATCGGCTTCTTTTGCCATAGCGATGCTAGCTTCGTCACGCTTCACGCGGTCAGCATCATACACAGCCATTGCGCCTTTTGATGCTTGAATGCGCTGCTCGTATACCAGTCGTTCTTGCAGGTTTTTAAGATCAGCGCCGTACAGGCCAGGGTTGTACGCCATGTTCTTTTGCAGGTCAGCTATCTGCGCCTTCAACTCTCCAATAACATCGGCGTCTGCGGTTGGGCGACCGATGTTCAGCATCGCGTCCCACGCGCCCTTCGCAGCGCCCATGACCCCGCGCCACGCTTTTTCGACATACCCCAAGTTGTCAGTCAGCAGAGGTAGCCGCCCCTCCATCGCGTCAGCGTAGGTTTTTTGCGCCAATGCGCCCGCCTCCAGGGTCTTGCCTTGGTATTCCAAGGCCCTGATCTGCTCGTACAAGGATGCAGTCAGGTAGTGGGTTGTTTCGTTGAGTTTTTCGCTGGCATTCACCGGGTCTTTTCCGAGTTCAGCGAACTGCTTTATGGTGTCGCCAACAGCGGCACCTGTGATCTTCTGCATTTGCACGGCCACCGCACTGACCCGCTCGTATTGGGCCGCAGCAATGCCCGCCGTTCCCGCGATGGTTGCGAGTGCTTCAGCGGCTGCGCCAACAGTTCCGCCTGTGCTAGCCGCAACAGCCTGCGCCATGCTGGATAGTTTTGCAGCCGTCAGGCCCGCAGAATCCCCGGTGAGGATAAGAGATTTGTTATATTCTTCTGACTCAGACGCACCCTTGTAGAATGCGGCGCCGAGCAGGGCTATGCCCGCCGCCGCCAGCGTATAAGGATTGATCAACCCAAGGATGTAGTTTGACAAGGCTTTGAACGCATTGCCAACACCCCCAAACACGTCCTTGAGTTGCCCGCCTTGTTGCAGCAGTACCGTCAAGGGCTTTTGACCGCCTTGCAGAGACACAACGATGTCGGTGAATTGGGCTGGTACTTGGCGCAGGGCGGCATTGGTGGCTTTGACACCCATGCCGTACTCTGTCATCACCTTTCCGGCTTTGGTGAACTCGGCATTGGCTAAGGCTTGCTTGGCTTTGAGCTGGTCGTACTGTGCTAATAGCGGGGCAAGTGCCGTACTGTCAGCGCCAGCCGCTGCCGCTCGGGCGGATATGTAGGCGCTGGTATTTTTACCGCCGGACTCAAGTTCTAGGTTTAGACGTTTGAGCTGTTCTTCAAACCGCTTTGTGGCAGCAGCGGCCTTGGCAACACCTGCATCAGCGCCATCGCCCACCCTTCCCATCGACATCCCGGCCTTGTCGGCAGAGACGGCTACGCCATCAACGGCTTTGGCAATGTCGTTTAACGATTGCTTGGCTTGCCCACCGTTAACAACGATTTCAATCTCGGCACGCTGGTTTGACATTATTCTTTTTTCCGGTGTATTTCAGTCAGTGCCGCTGATTCCATGATGCGTATGTCATCAAGCAAATCAATGCTTAAGTTTTTGCGTTCCATGTAGGTGAACAGCACGTTGTAATCAAGACCTGTTGGGCCGCCCATGCCCGTTCGCCACTGCGTTTGCATTGCTGAAAATAGCAAAAATACCTCATGGTTCTCAGGCCATACTTCAAATTCTTGCGCGGCCTGTTGCGCTGCAATGCCCGCCAAAAAGGGGTTGCTTTCACTTTTGGCTGAGGCGTACATAGCAACAACCGCGCCAGTTAGTTTCCCAAGCGGCCTTCAGTGACGGCAACGCGGTAGGTTTCCATGATGCTGTTGGCAACACCAGGAAATTCATCGCACAGTTGCTGTAGGTTGGGCTTGTTTAATTCATCGTCAAGGTTCCATCCATCAAGCACTTGGATTAGATAGTCCGAATTGGTGTCCCGTGTTTTTTCCATAACATCAGCAATGACTACTTTTTCGTCTGTATCTGTAGGCTTTACGCCAGCTTCAGAAAAGATGCCGTCCAGGAATTTGCCAAATTCAATGCGGGTTCGGTATTTGAACAAGCACTCAATTGAGCCTTTTGTGCCGTCGAGCATGTCAACGGTGACATTGCGCTTGAACGATTTAGGGGTTTGCCCAAGAATGATTTTTGCCATGATTTGCTTTCGTAGGGAGATTTGAAATTGCCCATACCCGCCCAGCGCTCCCTACGAAGGAGACGCTAGGCGGGCGGTACAAACGGGGGTTGGTTAGTAGGAAATTGCGCGGCCAATAACCGTCATTGCGGCATCCACCGTATTGACTTGGTTGTTGTTGAGCTTGGGCATTTCTGATACAGAGATATAGCCGTAGCCATAGGTCACGGCGCCGCCTGATACCACTTGTTTGAAAGCCACTTGCGACAAGTTACGGCTGATGCCTTGCAGGGTGATGTAGGCGGCTTGTGCTGGGTCGTGTGCAAGAGTCATAGTGACGGAAACCGCATTGAAACCCGTCGGGATTTTCAAAGCGTTGCGTTTTGCCAAGAGTTGCACATCGGTAAAACGTGCATCGCCGCCAGAACCGCTGATGGTCAGGACTTGAGGTATCGCCGTCCAGCCGCTGATCTTTTGCGCGGTTCCAACGCCCGAGCCTGAGGGGAAGAAAGACACATTGCTTGTGTCGATACCTGTCAGGCTGAAGGTATCCGCCGTGAGGACATTGACCTTGACAACGGTATTGGTAAGGTCTTCCCAGCCGGTCACTAAAAGGATTTCATCGCCTGTGGTGTAGCCATGAGCTACGCTGGTAGCGACAGCAGGGGACGCATTGGTCAGAGATGTGATGGTTTTGGCGCTAGCAAAGGTTTGGGAAAATTGCTGGCTTGAGCCTTCTGCAAAGTATAAACTCATTTCGAGTCCTTTCGATGTGATTTGCCCGAAAGCGGGCGTTAAAAACCCGCAGTGATTTCTCAAAGCGGGCCATTGGTTTCCCTTTCGGGCATAAAAGAACCCGCACTAGGCGGGTTCGTCTATTGGGTTTGACTTCTATCGAATAGAGGTCACATTGAAGTCTTGCATCGACCCATAGGTCAGCATGTCATGGTCATAGTCGCTGCTTGGTGCGGATACAGGTCTAGCACGGAATACCGTCTGTTGGCTCATGGCAAGTTCAACTTGCAGCATCAAGGCAGATACGCTGCTGCGGGTATCCCCCCAAACATTGACCTGGAAACGCCCCTGTTTTTTGTCGGGCAAACTGCCATCAAGCAATGCCAAGGCTTCACCACCAATCTGCGTGTAGGTGATGTACGGCTTGGCGGTGGTGATCGGAGCCATATCGGGAAAGCAGCGGTTGTCCACTAATCCCTTCAGTGCCAAAAAAATATCCGATTCGACTGTCATTTGGTCAGCTCTTCAACAAGTTTTGCTTTCATGGCTTCAGCCGCAGCGGTTTGTTTTGCGTCATAAGCCGAACGTATGAACGACTTTGGCAACCATTGCACGGGGCCCCCTTTGCGCAGCACGTAGTAAGCGTCTTTAGCGACTTGTGAGGCATTTCTACCCGGCTTTTTACCCTTGGCGCCCGGTCGAACCATCGTTTTGAATTCGCCTTTGCTGTTGTAGTAGACCTGGTAGCGTTGCACCCAGCCAAATTCCAACAAGTGACCGTGTGGCGCAGTTGGTAGTGCCGCACCATCTGCGCTTTGGCCGTAGCCGGTACGCCACGAAACCTTATAGGTAGCACGAACTCCGTCTGCGCTCATTTCAGGAATGAACTTCTGATAAATAGCACTTTTCAGATTGCCCGACTTGGCCGGCGCTCTTAGAACCGCCTCGTTGTAAAACACTTGAGCCCCGGCTTGAGCGGCAGATCGGATAGCGCCATCTACTTTGCTCTCAAGATTTCCCAAAGCGGCGTGTAGCGAGCTAACGTCAAGCGATAGACGCATTGATCACCTCTGCTACCAAATCAACATACGCTTTACGCACATCGGGCTGTACAGCCAAAATGTTGAACACCGTGCCGTCGTAAAGCACCCGCTGGCCTGCGCTAACGACCCTGTAGCGCATTCTGACGCTGACCCTGACTATTGATACGTCCGCACCTGATTTGATCGCTTCAAGCCCCGTCTGGTAACGAACGTCAGCCCATACGCTTGCAACGGTTGTCCAGGCGGTTGACGGCTGTCCTAAATTATCTTGCATCGTCACCTGAGATTGCAGGGTAACCAGGTGGCGGAGTTGCCCTGCGCTCATACGTAAACCCTGTACTTATCAAGCAAGCGGTCAACAAATGTCATCTGGACAGTGGTTGACACGGCACGGACTGAATACGACTCAGCCTCACGGTTTTCATACATGGCGCTGACTTGCAGTTTGATCCATGCCTTGATTGCGTAGGGTACTTTGATTGCGTTGGCGTACCCGGCAACAAACGTCACCTTGACGCTTTCGCTACCGCCACGGTTTGCAGGCCAGGTGACGTTGTAGGCTGGGACAATGCGCGAAACGCCAAAGTCATCATTGAGCAAGGTGTACTGATCCGCAGCAAGGGTTTGAACTACGCTCGCGGTGTCTGTATAGGTGATGCTGGTGATCGACTGCACTGTGGGTTTTGTCAACTCAATGATGTATTCCCAATCGTCCAGCGCAAGCTGCCACGTCTGCGGCATTAAAGCGCGGCCCGTCACTTGCTCTACCATGTCTTGCGCTGCCCACAGCATGGATTCGATCAGGTCGTCTTCATTACTGTCCGTCACGCGCAGATGGGCCTTGGCTTCGTCAACGTCAACGGCAAGCGTTGTGGCGGAGGTGATCAGGCGCAGGGTCATTTATTCGGCCTTGGCTGCTTTGATAGCGTCAGGGTGTACGTCAATGACGCCAATGGCTGTGCCTGTATCTGCTTCGCCGGGTGTCAGGGTGACAACTTCACCCACATTGCCAAATACGCAGTTACAAAGCACCACTGCTTCGACTTGATCTGGAGTTTTCTTGGTTGCCATGATCGGTTCCTAAAAGGTTGCTTTAAAAAGCCCCCGCTTTTGGCAGAGGCTTCTGGGAAAACAACCGTTTAGGTCGCGCTGTTTTTGTAAACGCGAACGGCAGCGGTGTCGAGCAAGTTGCCACCAGAGCGAGTCCAGGCGCAGAATCCGACTTGGTTGGACAACGCAAAGGCACTGTCATCAAAGCGTTTCAGTACCGTGGTGTTTGCTACGTCACGGATGTTGTAGGCCGACAGATCACCAAATGCGATGGACAGTGCGTTGGCAGCCATGACAGGAACGTCGTCATTGATCACAACTGGCTGGCCGCACAAGGTATCTGGGCGACCGTTGACGATGGATTCAACATCACCAGGAACCCAGATTGGGCGACCAGTGGTGTCTTTCAGCTTGGACACAATGGCTACCGACAGGTCGTTCATCATGTACTTGGCGTTGGCGCGGTAAGCGCGGTTCACCGAGTGCTTCAGATCAACCAGATCGTCATAGATAACAGTCACGGTTTGGCCGGTTGCACCCGTTTTGCCAACAGCCGATTTGGGGATGATCCCGTCAGGCATAGTCGTACCGCTACCCACTGTGAAATGGGTATTTTGGATACGTGCAATGCGGGTTGCCAAACGGTTCACCACATAGCCCACCACGTCGATAGCGCTGTCTTGGATCAGTTCCAAGGGCAGAGCAATCTTGTTGCTAGTGTAGTAGAACGGGTTAAGACCGATGGTGCCAAACGTGATGTCAGCAGCGCTGACAGCAGTGTTTTGACCAACGATTGCGCCTACATCAGCCGTGCCGTCGCTAGTAGGCCAGTTCATTGACACACCTGTTGCGGTAGACAGCACGGTGGAAGCATCACGCATACCGCCGAAGGCTTTCATCTTGTCGATGACCATTGACGCGATTTCAGCTGGGACGGTGTAGCCGCCTTCGGTCGTTGTCGTGGTGGACATGGCATTGCGGATTTGCACAGCCTGCTCTGGCGTGACGTTGTTGCCAAATCGCATGTAGAGCGCCATTGCTTCGATAGCGCTAATGGTTTCTGCATCAGGCTTTTTGCTGAATTGATTAGACACGTCATTGAAGAACTTATCGGCATCCAATTCACGGGCGCGTTCGATGTTCTTGATGGCTGTTTTGCTAGATTCAACTTCACCAATGGCGTTGTCGAATTTGGCTTGTTCCTCGACTGTCCAGGGCGCGGAGCCTTTTTCAGCAACGAGGTGGTTGGCAATACGAGAGAATTCTGCAATCTTCTCGCGGAGGGCGGTAATGTTTTGGGACATTGATTTTCCTTTTGGATCAGCAGTGACCGACTGCCAGCGGTTCCAGCGCGAGAAGCGTTAGATTTGGGCGAGCCGCAAGCGGTTTGCGTTTGCTTGGGACATAAAAAAACCCGCTGGTAAGGCGGGCTCTGGCGGTGTTTCAATCACAGGATCAGGGGATGGCGCATTGGCGTATGCACTCAGATTCCAAGTGTTTTTGGTTTTTGACTTGGCGGTGACCACGTTGTCGATGAAGCCGTTGGCTTTGGCCTCGGTCGCGGTCATCCATGTTTCAGCGTCCATGAGGGCAATAATTTCAGCGTCAGGCTTGCCGGTCTTGTCGGTGTAGTCTTTGATGATGGAAAGTTCCACCTTTTGCAGCAAATCGGCGGTGTCGCGCATAGCCTGCTTGTCACCCCACACCATGCCGCTGGCGTTATGCACCATGAACAACGCGCCGTCGTTCATGTTTACTTCATCACAGGACAATGCAACGCTGGTAGCAGCACTGGCGCACAGAGAATCAATGTGGGCTACGGTCTTGCCTGGGAAACGGTCGATTGCGGCCATGATTGCACGGCTTTCAAAAACGTCACCACCGGGGCTGTTGATGTAGATGTTCAAAATAGATGCGGTACCGGCCTGCTCAATGGCGTCCAGTACAGATAGAGCACCGACACCCCAATCGGCGCTGATCACGTCATAGATGTACAGGCTGGCGCTGTCGGCGTTTGTCACCAGATTGACCGGGCGCTTTTCACGCGCCAGGTTGTCAAGGTGGAGTTTGATAAATTGGTTCATGGGGCTGGTGCCTCCTTTTTTGGCGCAGGTGCTGCCTGAACGTCACGCGGATCGAAAATCTTGTCGCCACCAACTACCGGGGCCATGCCTTTGGACTTGCGCACTTCGTTCAATGTCATCCAGCCTTGGCCCGTACCCGGCCCGCCCAAAGCGGCTCGGTTGTATGCGGCTTGGGCTGCGCTGTCACCTTCTATAAGGGCATCCCGGTCAAACTGCACAAACTTGCCCGTATTGCGGGGGAACAGTTTTCGGTTTAACTCTTGCTCTATGCGTACAAGGTGCGGTTGCAGGGTGTAAGTGACAAACCCGCGTGACATGGACTCAATGCCGCTTCCCCAACTGGTGCTAGCGCTGGTTTCACCGATCATGTGTGGCGGTACGCCAAAGGCCCGGGCAATATCGATCACTTGAAACTTTCGGGCCTCCAGCAACTGCGCGTCTTGCGCGTTGATGCTGACTTCCTTCATGTCCAGACCTTCGGTCAGCACCATCGGTAAGCGGTGGGCGTTGTCGAGGCCAGAATACTTGGCGGCGAAGGCGGCTTGCAGTGCTGCGATCTGCTCAGGGTTCATCTTGCCAGCGGCCTTGATAACCGAGCTTGGGTGCGCACCGTTGGCAAAGAACTTGCCGCTGTAGTCATCCATTGCAAGCGCGTTGCCAACGGCATTGCGTGCAGCGTAGCTGATCACAGACATGCTGTGCAGGCCGTTGAAGCCGAAGCCAGGAAAATGCAGAATCTCGGACGGCTCCACCCACTTCTGACCCATGCCGAACTCAACGAGGTTGAGGTAGTAGCGGGTGTGCCCATCCGGGTTTCGGATTGGGCTAACGATGCCCCACGGCAAAGGCAGAATGCTTAAGAGCGTGCCGTTGTTGCTGTAGCTTGGAAGTGCGTAGCTGTCACCGCGTAGCAACTGGTTTGCACTGACGCTTTCCCAATGGCTTGCGGCTGTCCACATCGGGGATGGAGACTCATTGAGCTTGTACCAGAGATCATCCTTGGGTAGTCTTGCCTTGACATCGCCATCTGTGCGGTAAACATACAATGGCAGAGTCGCAATCGCGCCTGCTATCTTCTGGACACAGGCAAACACGGCTGCGACACGCATTGCAGACACAGCTGTAACGGTCATCCCAGCGCTGGAACTTGCGCCAACGCCAAACGATTCCATGACGGCTTCGCTGTAAGTCACGTTTTGCGGACGTGCTTCGACCTTGCCATAGCCAAAGCGTGCGGCAATTGAGTCGATTAATTTCAAAGTAAAACGAAGCCTTGCGTGATATTTGTTGTTTCAGGGTTCATGCTCATCAGCGTTACTGCATTGAACATTGCCATTAGTGGGTCAATCTTTGCGCTGCCAGCGGCTTGCTTGGTAATGATTACCGCATTTCCGCGTGGCTCTATCTTTGCGTTACCTGCGCACCATGCCATCATGGGTTGCGCGGCGTGGATCAGGACGCCTTCGGCTAGCTTGCGCTCTGCTGTCTTGATGGCTCCTGTCATTTTCCAGCCCTGTGTCACCGCAATCATTCGGTCTTCAGGTATTTCCGCTTGCAGCAGCGCGTCCAAGATGCCGCCTAGCCCAGAGGGGTCAACGCCAATCTTGTCCAGATTTCCACTGTCATAAATCTGTGCGCATATTTCTGCGACTTCTAGCACGTCATCACCAATCATCTTCACCAAGCCAAGGTCACCGTCTTTAGCGAAGTCGCGCAGGCGAGACGAGATGTCTTTACGGCGTTCCAGCACGCTAGGGTGCGCCCAGGCTCTGCACCACAGTAACCACTGGCGTGTGTCTTTGTCGCGGCCCACCACGGCCAGCCCAAGCAAGTCGTCAAGGCCCCCGCCGTCGATGCCGATGTCGATAACTTCGCTTCGCTGGATCAGGTCGTCAAGGCTCATGCCCTTGGCTTTTCCTTGCTGCTCCCAAAAGTCAGCACCAGCCCAACGGTCAGATCGCAGATTCATACCGAGCTCGACGTTGGCGTGCTTGGCGAGGAAGCCCCGGAATGACTCAGGGCCAGATGCTTCGGCTTTCTTGAACTCGCGGGCGATAAACGCTTCGTCTACAGAAAACCCCATGTTCGGGTTCACCATAGGAATGTTTTCCAGCAGCAGGCAGGCGCCTGACTCCACCATTGCGGGCGGGTGTTCAAAGATCACAGGCACAAAGCCGGGATCATGAATCTTTCCGTCCCGCACATCGCGGGCGTAATTCAACTTTTGCAGGAACACGCCCGCAGGCGGCTCGTCAGACTGCGTGGTCAGGTAGATCACGAAGCCTTCGGGCCGCGAGGCGAGGCCACCAAGGGCTTCACGTAGCATGTTCTCCGCACTGGCGACCTTGCCGAACAGGTGCAATTCGTCAATCAGCGTGCCGACTGACTTTTTGCCGCCTACCGTGTTGCTATCAGCGGCCAGTACCTTGAGTACGGCACCGCTTCCTCGATGGGTGATTGACTTAATGTGCGTTTGCACATGCAACAACGCATCAAGTTCATCGTCCTGCTGCACCATGTCTCGTGCTGGCGCGTAGGCGTTGTTGGCAACCTCCACCGTAGGGGCGAGTACCGCGAACTCGGCCGACTGCCGCCAGTTCAGCACCAACGCAGTCAGCATGATCCCCGCTGCGATGGTACTTTTTGAGTTTTTCTTGGGTATGCACAAGAAAAACTCTGTGATCAGCCTGCGACCGCTGTCCGGGTCGTAAGCGCCAAAGATGCAGCGCACAAAATCAAACACCCACGGGGCGCATGATTCGCCAAACGTTGGGCTACCAGGCGCATCCACGATCTTGAGCGCCTTGAACACAGCCAAAGCCTGTTCAGCTTGCTCTGGGAATATTGGCGGCGGGATGATTGATTTGCCTGCGGGTAGGCGTTCAGCCCAATCCAGACAGGCCGTAGACCATTCAGCGGCCATTTATCACACGCAAAGGCGGTGGTGCCGCGCCAAACTTACCAGTCCCTGCTTTCTTAGCCGCATCAGCCTTGGCGTCCTTCACACCAGCTTCTATCTTGGCGTGCATGAACGGCAGCAGAGACTTGGCCGCGTCGGCGCGAATCTTGATGTCGGCCTCAAGGTCGTTCATCAGCGCCATTAGGAAAATCTTCGGGTCTTTGTGCGCCAAGCTCTCCGTGACGGGCACAGGGACGCTCAACTTTACCGCATCGGCGGGTTTGCGCCCGGCGCCGGGGCGAACGCCACCAGACTTGCCGGGTTTGCCTGCCATGTTTGTTCCTTATTTGCCGTATCTGGCTTTGGTTTCTGCCGCTGTCTTGGCCTTGTGGCACGGTTCACAGCGGACTTTTAAATTTGTTAGGTGGTCAGTACCACCCTGCTCAAGAGGCGTGTCGTGGTCGATCTGATTCGACATAGATATGTGCCCGCAATCCACACACGCAAACCCATCTCGCAGCAGCACTTGCCGCCGCGTCTTCATCCATGCTTCGCCTCGGGTTCTCGGTGCCGTTCCGGCCTTGGTTTCAAGAACCGGGAGCCTTCGGGTATCCAGCACGGCAAGTCTTGTGCCAAGTCGCTGCAATTTCATTGATTTGATTAACTAAATCTACCATTTGATTAGCCAGTAGAGGGGCTATTATATCTAAATGAGGGACAGAGTGGTTTCGGGGGCATCGCCCTGGCGGACTTTGACATCCCCCCCCATGATCTTCGCCGTCCTGATCTTAGCCGTCCTGATCTTAGCCGTCCTGATCTTAGCCGTCCTGATCTTAGCCGTCCTGATCTTAGCCGTCCTGATCTTAGCCGTCCTG